ACATCCAGTGCTGCTTGATTTACTGCTTTGCGTTGCTCGGTGTAGATGCGCCACTCGTTATCTGTGATAGCTTCTGCTGGTGTGTAAGTCTTGGTTGCAAATACTTTCTGCTCTTGGTCGCCCAGAGTAACAGCAAGCCCCTGAGCAAACTGTTCGCGTGTAATATTCCCTGCCGCTACTGCTGCTTCAAACAGCTCACGGTTGATGCCAGCTACACCGTTCTCCATAACCACGAGATCGCTTACCCTAATCGGATCGCCGTTCTGATCAGTGCCTACTTCTACTGACAAGTCTCTAATCTGCTCATCAGTAATCATGTCCTGCTTGTGTAGTGCAGCATGGGCAAGAAGCTCGCCAGCTTTTTCTAGTTCTTCTTTCGTTGGCCCGTTAAACGCTTGGTGTGAGTACGAAGTCATAGACTCGTAGGTCGCAAGGTGGCGGCGTGAACGGTTGGCTCTAGCTTGGAAGATGTTAAACACCTGCTGTAGGCCGTCACTTCTGGTGGCTGCATTGTCTAGTGACTGTACGTTTTCAGCTAGTGAGCCAAGCCATACACTAAAGTCGCGGATGTTTTCTACATCTTTAATCTTCTTAAATGTCTGCGCCAGTCCTTTCAGTCCGCCTGTATCGCCTGCACGCTTGGTGTAGGCATGTGACGAAAGCGCCCGTGATGCGGCATTTGCAGTGTCGTCAACAACATTAAACCGCCCCAACGTGTTGTCAGTTCTTAGGCTTTCTAAGTTTTTGCTAAGCTCTTGCATACTTACAAGGCCGCTACCACCCTGCAACAAGTTCCTGCGTGATTGTCTTAACATATACCTGGCAAGACTATCCTCAAACTCCATACCCATAGTCTCAAGAGCATCCTTGATGGCGTACCAGATCCGCTTGATGAGGTGTGCGTCTAGGTCAGCTGCCATATTGGCAATGACTTCTTCAACTGCTTCGGCTTTGCTTTCACCGTACATTTCCATACGGCGGTCAGCTTTCACTCGTACACTAGAGTCATCTTGATAGATGTTATCCATCACAGTTTCTAGCTGCGGTTTGCCTAAGAAAGCACCCAGACCAAAGTGGCCCATAGTTTCGTGGGCAATGATGAAGCGAGCTTGCTTCTCAGTCTTAATGTTATCGCTGAACAGAATGACTTGATCGCCAACAGAGAAACCGCCAGCAGGTGTGAACTCAAAGTCGCCGTCAGGACGAGACTCCATAGCCCGTTTGAATAGCTCTGGGTGGTTCTCACGCAGATCGTTCTGGTCTTTGACCACGGTCACAGTAGGCTTGGTCTTTAGCTTACGGATAGCGTTCTTTGCGATAGCAGTTACACGCAGCTTATCCAGAGGCTGTGTGATCTCAGTGTTGTCGTCGATCTTGAAGTACCTACCGCCGCCAGTAACTTTGCCATCAGCCGCTGCCGCTGCTTCGTTAAGGTCTGTGGTGTCTTCACTGCGAGCCGGAGATACGTTAGCAGCCTTGGCTGCTGCCTTGCTCATCTTCTCGTACGGCGCACCTGTAATCTTTATACCTTTCTTTGGGTCAGGATTAGCAATTCTTTCTACAAGACCACGGCGTGCAGCATACTCAAACCACGGTTGAGTAGACGAGCGGGTGTCCGTTTCATATGTAGCAAACTTAACAAACTGTTCGTCTAAAATTTTTAGTTGAGCCTCTGTAAAATACTCAGGGTCTGTAAACGCTTTATCTACATAGGCTTTAGCTGTGGCCCGTGCAGCTCTGTAGTCATCTGCTGCGTTACTTGTGCCACTAGGTGCAGCAGCCCAGTATGCGTAATCCAACAGGGATACAGCAATACCACGCAGTTCCCCTAGAGCTTCTTGGAAATCAAACTGGTATGTTAGCTCCTCGGCAATGGCTTGCTCAGAGTCTGGGTCTAGCTGAGTTCCCCCTTGTACGCTATCTTCCTGTACACCTTGTTGACCGCTATCTTCCCGAACGGCTGCTTCTGTTTCCGCAGGGCGGCTAGCTGCCTTGCTATCCTCCGCTTCTCTGAGGCGCTTCTCGGACTCAACGACTGCGGCAGCTGCGCGTTCTTGGGTGTTTCCGCTTCGAACTGCTTCGCTAGGTCTGGCCTGTTCGCTTCCATCCACGTTTTCTGTGCTTTGCTCTTGTACATTTTGTGTTACCTCCTCTCTGACTTGCTTCATATCGGCAAGAACTTTATCTATATCTGAGATAGAATTAGCGTCGTTCCATTGATTCTGCCAATACTGACCCATAGCCAGTTGCGCAGGCATTTCGCGCACAGCAACGTCAAACTCCTCCTGTTTAGTAGTTTTATACTCAGCGGCGGAACTGCTTTCCTCTGCACGAGCTGCAGAAAGTTCCTGCACTTGTTGCTGAAGTCTGTTGATTTCTTGCTGTTGCGCAACTGCAACTTCTTCAGCAGGTGTTGTCTGAACAAGTTCTGGTGTGGCTGGCGCTACAGTACCGGCTGCCTTGAGTGCAGCAACTGACGGTTCGCCACGCTGTGTAAGTAGGATACCTTGCCCTGCTGCACGAGCTTCCGTTGGAGTCATTGGGAGTGCCGCTTCTTCTTGCGCTTTCTGGAACTCACGCTCTTGCTTGCGGCGCAGACGGTTAGCTTTGTTGATAGCCTTTTGTTCTGCTTTCGATGGTTTTGGAGCTTTTACCTGACCACGAAACAGATCTAGCTGGCGAGGCGGAGCAGGAGGAACTGGTACAGTAGGGAGATTAGTCTGTACCGGCGCTGCCACGGGAGGAAGTTCGGGCTGCGTCACGCCAGCCTGCTCCGCCTCATAAGCCGCGATTTCGTTTTGCGCCTGCTGTAAAGCCAGTGCGTTTTCGACTTCGCGGTTATTCCGTTCTATGCGTTCATCTTCCTGTCTGCGCAGTTCAGCCTCTTGTGCTGCTTGTTGCGCTTGTTGTTGCTGCTGAGCTTCTTGCTCTCGCTGTCGTGCAGCAGCTTCTTGCATACGCTGCTGCATAAGATTAGGTTGCTCTTGCGGGTTTGCAGGTTGCTGTTGTGCAACTTGCTCAATGCTTTCCACAACGTTATCCACAGGCTGTGGAGGAGTTGGTGGAGCCGGTGGCGGCATTGGAATAGCTGTTTGTTCTGGGCCTACAAATATAGTGCCTGAGTCTTCAATCATTAGAGGGGGCGCTGGAAGCTGCCTAGGTGGTGGCCCTGTTAAAAGTCCAGCGGGGGCATCAGGGCCTGCTATAGCCTCATTCTCATCCCGCTTATCCTCAAGTAAAAGAGTTTCTTCTTGTTCAGTAGGCGTGCCTTGTAGTAGGTCAGCTTCTTTGTTGCTCTTCAGGTTAGTAACGCCACCGATGGTACCACCGATGGCTGCGCCTGCAGCAAATGAGTTGACCAGACGGTTGAGTACTTCATCGCTTTCATACTCGCGTCCAGTGTAGGCGCTAGTTGCACCCATAATAATGCCTTCTTGGCCTGCTTCTGTAACACCTTCTAGTGCGCCACCTACCCCAACGCCTGTTGCGCCACGACGCAAGCGCCCGCCCTTTGATCCTGCACGCAACCCACCAAAAAGCTTAGCACCTACAACAAATTCAGGGATGGTATCGAGTGCAGCGTATGGCACTGCAGCTGTAAGTGCAGTCATTTTAGCGTTAAAATCGTCTACATCTACGCCTGACTCCAATAGCTCTGAGTACACATCAGACGATGCAATACCAAAGTTGTTAGTGTAGCTAAGGCCAACGGCACCTGCGGCACCTGACGCACGTTTGAGCGTCTTACCTTTGTCAGTCTTCAGGAAGGCTTTGGCTGCTGCCTTGCCGTCCTTAGCTTTAATCTTTGTATACTCTTCTGCGGCTTCTTTTACAGCTTTCTTGAACGCTGTTTTACCAAACAGGCCACCGACTGTACCTGCTGCGGAACCCAAACCTGGCCCTGCAGTGGCAGAACCTAGGACAAAACCTATACCTGCTGCAGCAATGGTCTCAAGAAGCATCGGGCCTTGTGCGCCCAGTACACCTACAAACCACTCTACAGGGCCGAGATCTTCATCTCCAAAGCCGATGTCTGTAGCTTCACCTGCAAACGGTGATTTTTTGCGGATAACTTCATCTGCACGCTCCATGACCCCAAGGCCGTATTCGTCAGCGCCAAGCAACACAGCACCTGCGCCAAACAAAGACCGCAGGTTGGCCATACCAATATCAACGTTCTCAGAGAATCTACGGCTAAGTGTAGGGTCAGTAATAGACTTATAGTACCTGCCATATTCAGCAGGTGTAACACGCTGCCAGTTGCCTGACGGTGGCTCTTGGCGTGGGCCAGTTAAAAAACCTTTGGACTTTACGGCTGCGTCAGCGTCGTCAAGGTCAAACAACGACCCGTTTACAAACATCTTGTTAGCTGATGGATCGAACAGAACATTAGGGCCAGTAGGTGCAGGTCGTTTCATCTCAGGCATAGAGAACTGAGACATAGCCTGATTAAAGACACTGTCTGCTTCGTTAGTAAGAGCTTCCCTTCTACCTAGGAGGTTGCCCATCCCGATGTCAGGTGCGACATCGTAAGGATTGCCTAGTGGCTCCAAATCCATCGCGCTAAGTGTAGGGCTTCCGAAAGATTTAAGTCCTGCTTTTGCCATACTACCCTCACTCTGTCGCGGCTACGAAATCTTCACCTTGTGACGCACTGCTTAGTAGCGCCATAGCTTGTGCTAGTGGGATCTGCTGTACGTCCAAGCGCTCTTCTGCTTTACCATCTGCGCCTTTAACTACCTTAGTAGGATTGACCAAGAAGAACTGACCACCTTGCTGAACAAGAGCCATGCCGTTACCCAGAGCTTTAAACTCACCGCCCATTTGCTTCATTTTCTCAAGGAATCTTTCAGCTTCATATTTTAGCTGATCTGTTTTCATTTGGTTTATGAATTTTGCCTGTTCTTCAGCCAGTTTAACTTCAAGATCGACAGACTTTTCAAACAGATATGTTTGACGTTCTGTCTGGATTTTGGTCTGGCTATCTCTATATGCTTGGCTATATGTACGCTGCAGTCTGTCTGACAGCTGCGCCATTGTGAGTGTCTGCTGCACGTTACCTTGTACAACGATGTCAAACTTGCCGTCAGATCGTGGCTGTATCTGAATATCTAGCCCAGTGAAGGCAGACATAACAGCGCCAGCGCGAGCGGTAGAGCCAAACGACAGGTCACGCAGTGCTTGTGCACCCTGTACCAGTAGCATCTTGTTGTCGTACTGTAAAATTTCAATCTGTTTGCCGTCTCTAGCTATAATAGCTTCATCGCGCAGGGTTCTAGCGTTATCAACTTCGGTCTGAGCTAGACCCTTATACCTTTCAAAATCAGCAACCTGACCGTTAGCCAGTGCAATCTCTGCATACCTGTCATACTCAGCAGCTTTTGCATTTGCGGCGTTGATCTTTTCATTAGTTAGCTGTAGCTGACGGTTAATAGAGTTTACTGTAAGCTCGCGCTGTTTGAGAAGATTCTGCATCTCAATGCCAATGTCAGGCGGATTCTCAAGGAATCGAGTAATAGTATTCTCATCAGGCTGTACTGATGGGCTTGAGATGGATGTGCCTGTTTCACCTGCAATATAATCTTCAGCTCTTTTTTGGCCGTCTTCGCCAGCAAACCGCATTACGGGCTTACCGTCTTTATAGACTACAGGGCCATCTTCTTGTCGAATCTCATAGCCACTGGTGCTTGTCTGTGTTTGCTGTTGGCCTGTATTAAGACCTGCAGCAGGCATAGCTGTGCTTACATCAGTGTTTTCTGTGGTCTGTGTAGTTTGATTGTTTTGCGATGGTACTTCTGCCTGTGTCATAACAGGTTGGCCTACGCCAGACCCTGCAATCGTGTTGAGGTCTATACCATACGGAGTTTGTATTTCTGCTAGCTTTCCGCCATAGGTCTGTTGGATATGGTTGTATAGTGAGACATAGGCGCGGTTGTAATCAGAGTTACTAATGTTACCATCGTCCACCATAAGTGGGCGACCTGCAGCTAAGACTTCGTTAGCGTTACCTTGATAGCCTGCACCCCATAGGTTCTTGGGTAGCCCAATGGCTTTGTTGTACACTAGCTGCGCAAGTCCAGCGTAGATGTTGGCGTTAGGAGTGCCACGGCCACGAGACCCAGGCTGTTTCATGTTAGAAAATGTTTGAATTGCGTACTCTACGCGAGCCATGTTTACTTCGCCGTTAGGCATACGGAACGCATTTTTAATTTGCTCAAGGTTGGCAGGGTCAGCAAACCATTTCTTTAGGCGGTTAAACTGCTCAGGCATAACCTGCATACCGCCGACTGCACCCTTAGCGCTTACACCTTTGGCTCGTCCAAAGTCAGATTCAATACCAAAAATTGCGATTGCAGCAAACGGGTCGATACCAATTTCGTTGGCGGCTCTATAAACTTCTTGTACTTTATCGCCATCAATCTGAGTCTTTAGACCCTCGATACGCCCGTCGATAAGTTTTTTAGTGCGAGTTCCAGAATTAGCAGCAATATCAGATTGAGTTCTTTGAGGCTGCTGACTTGAATAACGTTTGGCAAATCCGATAGGATCTCTTCTAGCTTCATCAAGCAACCTTGGATTGTTGTAGAACAACCGGAAAGCATCGTCGCTAGACCACCATTTGTAGGCATCGCCTTGCTCCTTTGTAACATTCCGCCCAGCAATACCTGCTTTACGTCGAATGCCTGCAGATTTCATAATGTCTGTAAGAGAAGTCTGTAAATTCTTACGCTTTGCTACTTCGCCTGCGCGAGCAGCTCTGTTGTATGTGCTTAGGTCTGGAAGCTCTGGCCCAAGATCAGGCAACAAAGAAAATTCATTTGCTGGGTTTTCGTATGGATCAGGTGTATCAAGAGTAGGTGCGTCACCTAGACGGCCATCGGCTGATGGCTCCATAATAATGTTACCACTTGAATCACGCTTAGGTGTAGGCTCAGTAGTAACTTCATCCGCTTGATCCATACCCTGTGCCACGCCGCCTTCTTGGTCAACAGGTGGCTTTGGTGGTGGGGGAATGTCACGCAATCCTGGCTGTTGCAGGTTGTCAAAGTTAAGCGAGGAATCGTCAGGGTTAAATGCTTCTACAGAGCTTATAGGAGTTGACTGCGACGGTTGAGCAAAATCCCGCATATCAGCAATAGCTTGATTCTTACGCTGTAGCGCACGCAACCTACTAGCTGCCTCAACGGAACTAGCATACTCTTGCCCCGACTGAAGCCCTAGCGTGTTACCTACAAAATCTCCGAGCAATCCCATCTGACTTACTCCTTAAACCATATACTGCTGGTCAGGCTTGTAAAACTCTTCCATATCTTCTGGTGTTATTAGCCCACCTTTTTTCTCAATACCGGAGTCAGGAAGGCCGCTCTTCTTTTTCGTAGGAGCTTTGGGAGCCTGCCCGCCGCGCCGTTGATACTGAACGCCTGTGCCTGTCTCAGTGTTAAAGTTAGAAAACAGATCAGAAATATTCTTAGCCGCGTTAGAAGATTTGCCAGCGTAGTATTCAGCAAGCCTGCCTTCATCGCTTTGTAGGTTGCGAAGTGCGTTGGTGTAGTTAGCAAACTGCGCTGAGTTAGGTATCGCAGACAGGCCAGCTTGTGTCACTTTGTTCTGAGCTGACAGACCCTGTTGGAATCCACGGTCATACTCAGAGCTAACCTGACGAGCAGAGTCTAGGCTCATACGGCGCTTTTCAGCTTCACTGATGTCACGACCCCTACCAAGAGCTGCCCTACGGTATTGCTCACGCAGCTTACGCTGCTGGTCAATGGCTTCTTTGTTAGCTGCTTGGAACGCCATGTATGTAGGATCATACTGCTTAGCCTGCTGTAAATACTGTTTAGCTGCGTCCATCTGTGCGTTAAATGCTGCTTCGTCTCGTTCTTTAAGTTCCGCAAGTTCCTGCTTACGCATCTCAAGCATCTCACGCTGCTCTGGTGGCATTTCTGGATCTGGTGCTAGCACAGTACCAAGTAGCTGACCACCGGCCTGCATGGTAACGTTGGCAAGAGCCTCAGGATCAGTAAACTTACTAGCTAAAGCAGAGCCGCTGTCTTTCATAGTAGCTACAAATTTTTCGCCAAAGCTAGCGTTAGGGCCAAGTTGGCTCAGCGCTGTAGGGGCTGTCTGTGAGCCTGCTACTGCACCTTGTAGATTTGCACCACCTTGTGCTAGATTCTGTGCGCCACCAAGGTTAGTTTGTACTAAATTTGGGTTGGTAGTGTTAGATAGCTGCGCACCTAGATTCTGCCCTTGTGTTGAGTAGCTAGCTTGAATAAGTGATTGATCACCACCAGCTGTTGCTTCTGCCAAGGTCTCAGCGTTAAAAGTAGTAGGATCGCCAGGGCCAATATTCCCTGAGGCTTGCGAACCTAACTGGCTGGTGCCTGTAGCGCTAGTGCCGCCTTCCATACCTGTAAGAGATGATTGCCCTTCGGAAAGAGCACCGCTGGATGTAGTCTGAGTCTGAGGTGCTCCTCTAAAGTATCCTGCGATACCGCCACTAAGACCGCCCATAATAGCGCCGCGTCTTACGTCTTGGCCTGTTACTTTAGCAGAAATAGCTCCAAGTCCTGCGCCTACAATGGCGGAACCTATAGTAGCACCTGCTACACCTGCAGCAGCTGAGGTACCAATCGCGGCACCAATCGCACCTGAAAGTCCGATAGACGCTGCAATAGTCGGGGCTGCAATAGGAATGGCAACTGCGGCAACAACCGCAATAACTTTCTTAATGCCGCCGCCTCCGCCGTGCATAGTGGGTTGAATACGAGTAATGGTAGCATCGGCACTTGGGCTAACGGATACTACCATCGGGTTTATAGCGATAGTTGTCATTTTAGACCTCCATTAAATCCTGTTGTAACTGGACATATTTGCGTTCAAAACCAGTACTTAGCAGGATGCGCTCCATAGCTGGTGCTACTGAACATTCAATTTTTTTGACGCCGCAAATTCGCGCCCACCCACAAACGTCTTTCCAGAACAGCTTGATAAGGTGGCGTAAGTCTTTGCCGCCCATCGCAACCACGTTCATTGTGGTGTACTGTGGGTAGTACACCAATTCCATAACCAGAACTAACTTTACCTCAGGCACTTCCGTGTCGTCGTTCTTAGCCACAAGGACAAACATCTGACCTTGCAATGCTCTGGTGTATATATCTTCGACAGTAAGCTCACCGTGCATACCTTCTATACACTTCTGTAGGTGGGGTATGCACTGCGCCCAGTACTTATCATAAGCCTCTTGCGTAGATAGCAGAATAGCCTCGTACTTTTTGGGTGCGAGACTCTCCGATTTTTGTTTTTCTACTACTTGTAAGCTCATGCCATATCTGTCTTTTTAGTATCTTTACCAATTAGTTTATCAAAAAACTCTGTGCCTTTACGGGCTACAATATCCTTAGGGATAACGTACTCGCCACCTTCTACTTCGATTTCACCGCCGTGTTTCATCTTTACACGAACACCGCCATCGTCATGTGAGGGGCCGTAAACCATTCCGCCAAACTCCATCTCTTGCATTGGAGGCTGTTGCGGCATTGGCTGTCCGCCTTCGATCTGTACATCGGCCTGCATAGCTTTTGCTGCAGTAACAAGTGCAATAACTAAACCTTGGTCATATTCCATAGGCAGGTCATTAGGCCCAGCCAGTCCGCGATCAATAGCAAACTGACGGAGCTGCGGGTACATCTGTGGGTTCTGCAATGCAACCTGCGCAAGCTGCGTGGCCATCTGTAGTTCCTGTTGTGATAGTTCACCTGATTGCAAACCTGCTTCGATAGCAGCACGAATACGGGCTACAACTTCAGGGTTTTTGCTGAGCATGTCATTGATCTGCATGTCAGCCATCTGTGAGTTCATCTGTTGAGGTGCCTGAGTCTGTAATCCTACGCCTGTAGGGGCTGGCATACCACTAGGGCCGATCAAGCCGCCTTCCTCGTAAGAAGGCTGCATACGGAAATCAAGAACTGGAACCTGTGGGTTTGTGTTTGCTGTACCTGTAGGTATAGTTCCTACAGCTTGTTCGTTTACAGCAGGAGAAGGTGCAGCAATAAGTTGCTGAATACTCGCTGGTAAATCCATAGAAACAGTAGTTGGTACTGCTGCAGGGGTTGCGCCGCCAGCCATGACAGGAACAGGTGCCATGCCTGCGGGTGGTGTTGTAGGTCTCATAGCCATGTCACATCATCCTTTAAGCTGGTTAATTAACGCGTTTACTACAGCTCTAGTATACGCAAGGTCGTTTGCTAAAGTTTGTACATCTGTTATTAACAAACCATAGTCGTCAAGTCCAGCAACCTGTTGGCCGCTGATTGTAAAGCCTGTACCTTTAGAAGATATTTGCCTCATGTTTTGATCGGGCATCTCAAGTAAAGTTATTTGGCCTTTGGTAATAGCTTTACTAGCAAGGTCAGCTTCTCCACGAAGTCCTGTAAGAAGCTCAACGTTTTCCTTAACAGAGCTGATAAGTACACTCTGCCAATCTGTAATCCCACCTTGGGGAACTGCTGGTATAGCTGTAAACCTCGCCATTATGATGTCCTCAATCCATAGGGTGTTTCGCCAAAATGTATAGCACGCACTCTAGCGGAACCTGACACCCCTACTTCAAATGTATCCGAACGATAGCCAGTTGGCAATCTAAATACGTCATCTGACTGTACAGTTCCTTGGAAAACAAGATCTTTTTCCACCCATAACCTAAACGTTACAGGCTGTGTGCCTGTATTTGCTTTTTGGTATCTAGTTTGTGGATCTCCGTTTAGAGTAAACCCGTTAATTGTACCGTTGTTTATGTATGTAATGCCGCCTGATATATAGTTTGTTGGCCCGTTTAACGTACCAATTTGCTGGCTTCTAGCCCAGATAGCTGTATTAAACACAGGCACGCCGTTATTATACGCAATAATATTTAACGTCTCCTGAGAACTTGTTTCGTAATCAGCTACAACTCTAAACGCTCCTAGGTTAAGGTAATCTTTGGTTACAATAGTTTTAGACTTCCATTCCATAGGGGATAAAATCTCGCCTTCATTATCCCACTCATAGATTTCTCCGCTATTACCTTCAGTGTAATACATAGTGCCGGTCTTTGGGTCACTATACGCTGCGCTAAACCTATACTGTACCTGTACAAAAAACCCGCCGACTTTGTCGTCACGCTCAAAAATAAATGATCTAGTGCTATGTGACCCAAAATATTTACCGTCGTAGAAATGACCTACAATGGTACTCGGGTCTAATGCTTCGTTCCAAGTATCCCAGTCGTGGACAAACTTAGTAATCAGATCAATACCTGTTGTAGGACTCCATGTAGCAAGTCCACCGTGGGTAGCCCACACAACGCCGTAGCCCATGTTTACAATAGATCTCTTAGAATAACACGGGTATAGCGTATCAATACGCGCAGACACCATAGTAGCTGGGTCGTTACCGGATACTTGGTAAGGGTATTCTTCTGTTAGGACAATAATGTATCCGGCTGCTGCTGCGATACCTACAATGTCAGCGTCAAACGTAAGTCTGTATTTTTCGGGCCACGCATGTGGCGTATCAGGAAAAGAAAAACATAGCTGGTTATTAAAAAAACCAACTAGGATATTGTTGTGGGCCGTAATCAGACCTTGCATATTTGTAGGTGGAGGATCGTATTCTTCAGATGGAATAATTGTCTCTAAACCAGATACTAAAAAATCATCGGTAAAGCTATAGCTAGAATCGCCCCAGTAACGTGCAGGGTCGTCCAAAGATTCAGATACGTCATGGTAGACAGTACCAGCAGTAACGGTAGTTTCAGCTACATCCGAAGCAGTTTGGGCAAACTTAAACGTGTAGTCATCTACTACTTCAGTTACTTCACCGTCTGTAATATCAAAACTAGAATCAGAGCAGCCACTAATCTTAAATCTATCACCAACAATAAAATTGTGCGGGAAGTCTAACGCTACCTCAGCTACGTTACTTGTACGTTTTACTGTGTCGATAGTTGTAGGAAACCACAGTGTCGCAAGTAAAAAGTAATCCGTGGCAGACGCAGAAGCTACGCTTCGATACAGCCTGACGCCACGGATAAAGTTGTCCCCAGACGGTGCGGACTGGGGCAGCGAGGAAACAGTAACTGTCTGGCCTTCTTTAATGTAAAGTTCGTTAGATACATTTGACGGAATAGATTCTTCATCCCACGGCGTAACCCAAGTATAGACATAAGTTCTAATCTGCGTGTTACCGGCCAAGTCAGCGCGACCTGTAGTATTTGCTGTTTTAGAAACCTGATCGCCTGAGCTAAAATACTGAAAGTTGTTAGTGCTTGTTACTGTGATCTCAACATTCTTAGCGTTAAACCCTTTAGCTTCATCAGATGTGCCAAAATCACGGACAGTTACGATATTACCTGTACGCAAATTATGCGCAGTGCTTCCGTAGTAAGTGGCTGTGTTGCCAGAATCACGCTCGTAGTGTGTCGAATTTACAACAGTAAAAGATGTAGCTGATACGTTTAGCTTAGTAGTTGGTAGCGGCAGGCCAAGGTCATAGTACCCGTTAGCCACAGGATACGGCTCGCTACCGTTGGTAGCTAAAGCATAGTCAGATACTTTGGGTGCGCCATCGCCTGTGTAGTAAAACCGCTGGGCGTTATCAGCACTATCAGACGCAATGGCAATATCTACATCAGTAGTCCAAGATAGCCATACAAGAGCGTCTGTAGCTGGGTCACGAAGTGCGTGTAAAGTTTTTGCTTCTGTAGACCGCTCTGTACTATCTACTTCTTTTGGTGTGCGGTAAGGAAGTAAGTCACCTGAATAAAGCTTAACGTTAAATGCTTCTTGGGCTACGCCGTCAGGCAATAGCTCTGATGAAATTTTAGGTGCTTCACCTAGAAACTTTGTAAGCTTTACTGACGCCATTATTTTACCATTCCTAAAGCAGCCTCGCAGGTTTCTTCATTTCTACGAGTCCAGCCTTTGCCAAACGTGTCAAACGTAGACAAAGACTCATAGAAATCTTGCCGTATTTTTCTGTAATTTTCAATCGTTTTCTCTATACCGTGGTGTTCGATATACTCATCCAGTGTACGTAAAGTATTCGGGCCGATGCCTCCGTCTACTTCTGTGCCAATCATAGCTTGCAGCTTTTTAGCAGCCCTACCAACACCAGAGTTTACACTCCAGTCAAAAACGGCGAGGTCAAGACCCGCAGGAAGATGCTGGCATTTTGCTCTTAGCCAGTAGTTCTTTTCGTATATTGGAGCAACATCTTCTACTGTAAGCTCCTTCATATCCTTAGTGCCGCCCCACTCTTCGTAGACACGTTTAGTTACACCAAGATTGGTTTCACCGCCTGGATCTCGGGGGTGGTTAACATAGCCCCCTTCATGATGTAAAATTAGTGTTAGGCACTTACCAAAGTTATCTTTCATTTAGTTAATCCTTTTGCTTTTTCGAAGCTACGGAGTCCTCCGAGTCCGAGCATTCCCAGTAGTACAGTCATCAGCGAGTCCATGTCAAACGCTGGTAAATCAGGAGCTTCCATGCCTGCGTACGCAAAACCAAACGTGACCATAGGCACCAGAACAAAATGCCATATCATCGCAAAGCTAAGGCCCCAGCCAAGAAAGGGACGCCAGCCAGCCACAAATATGCTCCTGTGTTGCGCCTCCATCTTATTGATCTCAAGCTGGCCCATTGCCTGCTCGTGCATTTGCTTTTCTGCCATCGTGGCTATCTCGTGAGCGAGCTTAGCTTTCTGGTCTTTGTCCTCGATAAACTTATCAAGAATCCCTGTAACAGGGCCGATCAACGCTTGTATCATTAGTATACCCTCCTCCTAATCTAATAACTTTACAACTTGTGGCTTACCGTCTGGGCCAGCTTCAAGTTCCACTTCACGTTTTTCACATGCGTATCTAGTGTTGCGTGTGTCTTTCCACCCTAGACGCTCAATCTTACGCTTTACTCCTAGACACTCAGATATACTGCCTCTTTGTGTATACTCTATAGCTTCGCCGCCTAGGTATAAAATAAGAACTATAGTTATTACGCCCATCACTGACCCCCGTTCCTTAGCTTTTCTATTTGAGCTTCTAGTCCTGCAATGCGCTTTTCATAAAAATCTAAAGTGAGTTTTTGTTGTTGGTCGTGAGGTGCACGCCCCTCGTCGATCTGCTTAGCTAGCTCATCAAGTTGCTGTGCAAGGTGTTCGATCAGCATAAACTGCTCGCTGTCAGCAGGCAGACTACCCATCTCACCGCGAGGCCATTTGATCCTAAATTCTGTATTATGCTCCAGATCTGACTTCATCATAGTGATGTTAGTCTCTATCTGGTTAAGACGTTCTATGATGCCAAAGTAAGCCCAAGTAGCAACAGATGCGGCAACCACCATCGAAATAATGTTTCGAAGCGGTAACGCTACTTCTGTATTCTCATTAAGCTTAGCTGCCATACAAATCTCATTTCTTTTCGCTACCCAACCATACAGCAAACGCGCCTGTCATAGCGCCTGTAACAGTAGCAGTTAGAGCTGTAGCTTGCGAAGTCATGGCGTCAGGGGGTAAAGCCATAAACCATTCGATAACGCGGATGTACATAAACGTCATTACAAACATCATAAGACGTGGGAGTATCTTCCACTCCAAGAATCTTTCCATTGTTATGGCCATCTTATCCACCCTTTTAGCCACGCTACCCATGCAGCAAAAGCCGCAAGCATAGCTATTAAAATCAGAGCTAAAACTCCTGCGCCAACATATTCTATGATTCTTTCCCGTCTACGCTCAGCAGCTAGCTCAGCTTCTCTACGGGCCACTCGTGCGTCCTTTTGAAACTTCTGCCAATCACTAAGTAAACCTGGCCTTCCCACATAGATCATTAGTTGTTTCAGTTGCTCCTCTTGCTCTCGGATACGCTCAAGTGCCATAAACTCTTCAAAGTCATTTGTCTGATGCGTAGCCTTTTTCTTATTTACCTTCTTTTGCAGATCCTCTTTTGCACCGACTAACTGACCGACTTGCTTCGCACAGCGGGTCAAATCTGCGCCGTTCTGTACAGCTGACTTTATGACTGAGAAAGCAGCGTTTGCGGCAGCAAGTTCAGCTAACATTACTTTTTAATAACGCCGCCTTTTTTATAAGACATTGGCTTCCTTGGTTTTTTAATTTTTCCGCCACCGCCATATTGTGCGATTTTCTTATCGTTTTTATCTTTCACTGTCATTCCTACTTTCTTACCGCTTGGCATATCAACCTCCTATTAAAATTGCACTAAGGATGGACGCTAGTCCGACAATGATTGTGCCACATGCCACAATCAAAATACGTTCAAGCCGATCAACACGGGTTATGAACGTATTATACCGCTCAGCACACACAGCTTCGTGTGTGAGAAGTTCTTGCTGTATCTCAGCGACTGTCATTCTCGCCACGCTCTGCCTCCAATACAGCTTGAGTTTGATCTTCTAACTTTACTTCTGGCTCATCCGGTAGCTCTGGCTCTTCTACAAGCACACAACCCTCAGGCACTTTATCTGCTGTCCTAGCAAACGTACCGTTAGGGAACATGTATAGAGGAGTTCGTTTCATCTTAGTCTTGCCCGTCTACCACTACCCATGCCTCGGTATCGTTATCCCAAGCATAAGTCTGGCCATCGTCAGGAAAATCTTCAGGTGCCTCCCAAATATACGTAGAGGTGTTTAGCGTCCAGCCTTCATACGGCTTAGGCTCGTGGAATGCGTCGGCAGTTTCGTCGTACAGCATACCTATTCCTGCAAAATTATATCTAAGCGGAGTACCTCCAGTTTCATGTACGCCGCCGCGTGTATTGTAAGATGTTTGAATCCACCTGCCTGGAGATGTATCAACATATGAATCCATAAAGTCTTGTTCAGCAACAATAACTTGTGTGACTACTCCATCTACAACTTTTGCGTAATGTCCCATATCAGTCCTCTATGTATCTTATAATTACGATACCGGAACCGCCGTTAGCGCCGACTTTTGCACCAGAGCTAGTAGAACCGCCAGAGCCGCCGCCACCGCCGCCAGTGTTAGCTGTTCCGTGCGAGGCATTAAGGGTGTTGTTATCCGCACCATTACCTCCGCCGCCAGATCCGCCAGCTGCACCGCTTGCGTTACCGTTACCGTTAACACCGCCGCCACCGCCGCCACCGCCACGAGTTACTGCAGAACCAGTAATAGAAGAGGACACGCCGTTGCCGCCTGTACCTGAATTTGCGCCCGCAGTAGTACCCACGGCACCTGCGCCGCCACCGCCGCCAGCTGTTTGGTTAGACGCATTAGTGCCACCGCCCGCAAAACCTTGTCCGGATGTTCCGCTACCACCGCTGCTTGCGTTGCTATAACCGTTAGCTGCGCCGCCGCCAGAGCCGCCGCTAGCGCCTGTATTTCCTCGCGGAGGGTTCCATGCGCCTACAGCGCCACCGCCACCGCCTACAGAGGTAATACCAAATACGGACGAATCGGTACCATTATTACTGCTATTAGCGTTACTTACTGACGCGCCGCCTGCACCTATAGTAACCGTATATGCTCCGGCTACAGCTGTATAGCTAGACTCAGCACTTGCACCGCCACCGGAAGTTTCGCCAGACACATTAGTTCTATAGCCGCCTGCGCCGCCGCCTCCGCCGCCGTCGTTGTAGTACCCTTCACTTGAGTGGCCACCTCCGCCGCCTCCGCCAGCAATAATTAAGTACTCAACGTTTTTAGACCCAGACTCCACTGTAAATGTGCCAGATGATGTAAACGTATGGACTCTGTATGTATCAGAACCTACAGTTGTAGTAGTTTCAGTACCGCCTGAAGCCACAAAAGTGTTGGACATGTTAATCCATCTGGAGCCATTCCAATGTTTAACGAGATTATCAGTAGTGTTGTAGTACACCTGACCGGCACTAGGGCTTGATGGATTGCTAGAGGCAGATTTGTGGACAATATATCCATCGTTAGTAATGCTAGACGAGCCTTCTGTAATAATATCCTCAAACAATGCAGCTACAGGACGAAGCTCAAATCTGTCGCCAATAGAAAACGCGGTAGCTGTAGTGTTGTCTTGCGCACGAGTTACAGTAAGTGAATCAGTAGAGCGTGCAGTTACTTTAACAATTTCTAGATTATTGCTCGTGTCAATTAACGTACCATAAAAATAATCGCCAGCGCCAAGCGTAGGAAATCTAGCTCCTTGGCCGCTATCCAACGTAATGGTCGTGGCTGACGTACTTATTGCAGATGATAACGTTCCGAACGCGTTATTTGTAACTTTTACGCCCATAGGACTACTCCGGTTTAGTTGGCCATGTCACATCATCAAGACTTGTTGCACTGTCTGTAATGTCACGTAGAGCCTGCCGGTAGTTTGTACGGGCAGTGCTCATAGTAAGATCTGATGATGCCCACCAATCTGTTTCCGCAAGTCGGCGGTTACGCTCTTCACGCAAAAGCTTCATAGGCTCCGCAGCTGTTAATTCAGTCTGCTTAGCCGACACTGCTGCCCAAGTAGTACCCCAGTCAGATGGGTTGCTACTTTCTACTGCAGAGCCGTTAGCGTCTACGCCTGTTATTTTTCTAAACATCTGGCCAAACTCATTTTCGTCAGTGGGTTCGCCGCGCAAAACCCACTCTTCGATTTCGAGAGCAGTCAATGCTTCGCTTACTGATGCCATGTTTGCCTCCTATACCGCAATTTCTGTAAGTGTTATAGTTGATGAAGGGTTATGATCGTAGTTAGTACCCGATGACTGATACGCCTGACTCCTATTAACATATATATGCGGGCCACTAGAATAAGCCCTCATGTATATCGCGTAGGTAGTCGCACTTGTAGTGCCTACATTAGTGTCCATATGCGTACCAGAAAGCACACCCATTCTATACGTCGTGTAAGTTCCGCCCGTATCGTACATATTTATTGATCCAGCTACCCGTCTTCTACCGCTTTCAGATGTTCCGTGAACATCATCGAAAACACTTCCTGCTTTATATATTAGGTAAGACTGTAGATAACCGCCAGAGTTTGCCTGATCTGAACCAATATACATAGTTACGTCGATCAATATTTTACTATTATTAGCTTTAGGCGTTATGGTAGCGCTTAGCCCAATATTTACTAAGTAATCAGAACCCGACGCACCAGTCGATGAAACAGTGGTGGGTAGCGTACCGTGAACTACTTGGAGCACTGATCCTGCTGCGTTTGATATTCCGAGATCCGTTATTGTAGGAGTCGCTCCCGATGCAGTCTGTATCGTGTCAACTTTAAGAACAGAACTCATTGAGCGATCTCCTGAATTGTAATTGAGCTATATGCGTCTGGACTAAAGTTATTTATTGTTGCGTTAGTTCCACTAACATAAGCCAGATATATTTGATAAGTTAAAGCTGAAGTTGTTGCAGGGTTATCTAAAATTGAATTTGAAAGACCGCTTTCAACAATAATGCCACTACTGCCATAATCATAAGCTCTTGTTCTAGTAGGTGCTAAAATTGTTGAGCCGCCATCTCTTGAGATACCAACCTTTACACTACTATCAGCTCCACTATTATTATATGACCTAAGCATTGCATGATACGTTACTAATAATTTAGACGACGCAGACTTTGGGGTAATAGAAACGGTTAAATCTGTGCAAGCAACATACGATGTTGAAGTCGTTGTAGTTCTTGTATTAGATAAAGTATTAACAGTCTGAATAACGTGGCCAGGAACCTGCACCCCATTACCGGAGGTCTTTTCGTTGATGGTGTCTACCTTTAGGACGCTCATGTCTTCACCTCCACAACTTGCACTGTGCCGAACTTGTTGTAGCCGCTATGATTTATATAAGATATGGTATCACCGGAACTCCAGTTTCTTGCTTCAAAGTAGAATAGCACATCGCCAGCAAAAGCATTTACGTCCCCAAGGTCACTATTCCTATCAGCAGTACACCATGTAAAGTTGTTCATAGCTGAATGCTGGCCACCATAGCCGTGCCAACCCCAACCGTGTGCTGGGCCATCAGTTACAATATCAACTAGAGCGTAAGAGCCTCCAGATTTTTTTAGGTAAACCCTAAAGCCGTGTCCAGAACCCCCAGTATTGTTATAGGTTGGGAAGTTCATTGTGATATACAGATCACTGCTAGCGCTTTTGTTAAAAGTTATCACATTACCAGATTGAGATAGATTGTGGGCTTTTTGGTTGTCGCCGTTAATAGCTACTGTAAACCAGCTGGTGCTGGTGGTAGATGTCAAAGCTCCGCTGCCAGTGCCTGTGTTGTAGCTCCCTACTTTAACAATCTGGCCCGCAGGAGGAATCATACCACCTGACACTGTAAGAGTTTGACCACTTGGTATAGTTACTTTGTTAGCGTTTGACCCGCTTGTTGGCCCTTTAAGATTTTCTACAAATAATGTACTCATCTATACCACCGTCAAGTTCCCGTTTACAGTCAGCGTTACCGACGAAGCTATCGTTAAGGGGCCAGCGCACAGAGCGTTTTCTGTAGAATCTATTGTAGTGTTTGTATCCAGCTGCTGCTCGTGGATACGAAAAATATCGCCCTTGTTTACCGCTTCTCCTACGCTACCTCTTTCACCTTTGTAAAATCCGCCACCTGCGCCTGCTGTAGCTTCTTCTAGCGCTGCCGCTGTAACACGAAGTTCAATACGGTCTCCGGAAAGAAAAGCCCTAGCAGTTGAGTTATCTTGCGCACGAGTTACAGTAAGAACGTCACTACTCCTAGCTGTACACTTAACAATCTCTAGATTGTTAGCAGTGTCAATTAACGTGGCGTAAAAGTAATCATCGGTGCTTAGAGTAGGAAAACGGGCACCCTGACCACTCGCAAGAGTAATACTGGTAGCACTGTTTGTAATACCAGCATTAAGGGTGCCGAAGGCATTGTTTGAAAATTTGATGCCCATTTTCTACTTCCTTAGTTTACAGTGACAGTCCAAGTAATCCCCAGAGTATCAGCTGCTCCTTTATTGATAACAGAAAAAACTGTACGGCACAACATATCTCCACTGGAGCTTGCGTTAAACAAGCCTGCCTCGGTAATCGCACCAGTGCCTGTACCTGCTCCAAACGTAGCAACATACGCTACTGCGTTTGCCGTAACAGTCGTCGAGGTAAGCGCAACACGGCCTGCTTCAGTACCTAGCGCGGTATCACCAGCTGCAGCCGCAGTGCTGCCAGTACCAATAGCCATATGAGACATAGCGCTAGTAGTAGCGTCCTTCATACGCTCAGCAATAAAATCTTTACCTGCTGTAACGACAAGGTTTGGTACAACCGTTTCCTGTGTGATATTCCCTTCAGGGTTAGTAACCGTGATCCGAAGTTCACCGGTCATTTTGATAGAATCTTGAATCATGGTTAGCTCCTTTACAAGATCGCTCTTTGCCCCACAGTGCTGTTGCCAGGATTGAGAGGCGTCTGGTTGAATTGATAACCACCCAGTGCTCGGTCATCTTCGTCCACATCAGTATAATGGAAGTTGACAACAAGTCCAGAAGAACTTTCATCTGGGGCAGTTACGCGGTCTGCAGCCATAATAACAGTGTTAAGTGTTTCAGCTGCTCCTATTACGCCCGTATTCGGGACGAAATACTCGGTGTTAGAAATAGTGTATGAATAAGGTTCTTTAATGAAACCGCCTATGTAACCGTCTGAAACAGTTACAAAATCAGGATACATAAATGTTAAATCACCTATAGCTAGACTAGCGTGTATACTTTCTGTAGCAGTCGCAGTATCAGAAAACACTGACTGTACATCAAACACTGCTGATTCTACTGCAAGGATTTGGTTTGCGGTTATGCTATTCGGTACAGAAATACTGTTACCCATAGCGTTTCCATGTACTGTACAGTAGTAGAGTAACGTTGACGTAGGTGCGTCGTTAGGTACTGCAAAAGTTACAGTTGCATTCGACTGACCCGCTGTACCACTTGTAGTAACGCCATCAGTATAAGAGCTTGACCCATCTTTAAATCTTAACGGATGTCCAGAATTACTACTGTCGCTGACATCAAACGTGTAAGTAATACCGCTAAACAGCTCTAAAACTGGATTAGTAACACCATCAATAGCAAATTTATTTCCGCCAGAACTAACAACTGTAATAACAAATGTCTGTGCGCCAGAAGAAGCTGATGATAGTTTTACAGTAGGTTCTAGCTTTATACCTTCTACTGCAGTAAGAGCATCAGTAAACCCACCATGTGTAAAGTTTTTAGCATCCGATTCAGTAGCTGTAGCCGTGTCAGTAAACCCACCATGTGTAAAGTTTTTAGCATCAGCTTCAGTAGCTGTAGCCGTGTCAGTAAGCCCTTTATCAATGTCAAAGTCGTTAATAGCATCTGATGCTGTTACTGGATCTGGGTCAACATCTGCATCAGATAAGTCAAAGTCTACATTAGATGTAAACGTTTTTACGTTTGACTGGACAGCAGCAACAGAATCCGATTTAGGTATAGTGACTTCATTTTCTATAGCTTCTGTGACAGTAACTGTGTCGCCAAACTCAGTCGTCACATCAAAGCGGTCAATCGCCTCAGAAGCTGTTGCTGTGTCTGTTGCAGCCTTGTTAACATCAAAATCATCAACAGCATCGCTAGCAGTTACCGAGTCTGTTTTGGGTAAATCTGGCTGATTTGATATAGCTTCAGTAGCAGAAGTAGTATCGCTAAACGGCTTATCCACATCTTTAGCGTCCGCCTCAGCTATAGTGACAGGCGTAGCATCTATGTCAGCGTCTGAAGGATCGAAATCAATAAAATCGGTAAAAACTTTTACGCGGGTCTCAGTTACTGTGACTGAGTCCGTTTTAATTAAATCAATATCAAACCTGTTAAGAACATCAGAAGGTAAGGCTTCGTCATCTGCGCCTTTTGTAGTAGTAAAACTTTTTGTTAAGTTAGCTGCAAACCCAGTATCCCCATCGCCAACAGAAACACTCTCTGTTGGTAAATTAGTTTGTGGTAAAACTTCGGGGATTCCGCCCCCAGCACCAAATATTAGTCTGGGTTTTTCAACTGATGAAGCTACAAATCTACTTGCAGCAACAGAAATAGCTGTATAATGTACTGACGCAGATACAGCAAAAGTATTAGCATTATCTACCGTCAGTCTCAGCGTCATGCAAGGCTATCTCTCACTCTAAAAGATAGTTTTTCAAACACAGTTTGAGTCCCTACCCCTACTGTAGTAACTACAACTTCACCTTCGTAAGACCCAGCTGTTGCGCCTATCAAAGCACCGTTGGAAAAATCAAACTGTACTTTGCCATCTGTACCTGTGTTTACATTGGATGCTGCTATTGTTGAGATAAGAGTACTGCTATCTTTTTTCCTAAACCTAACAGCAACGCTTGTTTGCCCACCTGACAGATCAACCGCGCTACCAGTTACATCATCAGTAAGTGTTAATACAATTACTGGTTTAGAGTCTCCTGATACTAACTTAATTGTGTCCGCCATGTTTCACCTCATGCAAATCTTGGATATTGGACACGCATGGAGCTTCTACCCGTGCCCAGATTAGCCCTTGCCCTACGTTCAGCCAGCTTAAAGGCAAATTGTTTAGCATGATAAGATGCTAACTCTCTATCACTCCAAGTTCGCTCTGGCAGCACAAGTAGATGCTGTAAAGCTCCGTGCATTATAACATTTTCTAAATCATCTAATACCGTCTTATCCATTTCTGTGGCTGTGCGTAAAGGTTTACAAGCAACTATCATGCGTACATCATACGTAGTAATACTATCAGGTCTAGGAGCCACTGCGAAATTATCTGGGTCTATAGACGTTATGTATCTAGGCTCAGCTTCATCATCAGAACTACCAAATGGCCACTTTGGATAAATATCATGTAGTTGTTCTAGAGACACTGGGGCCATTTTAGCGCCATTGATAGTCGCTGTAATAATCGCATGAACCTCTGCAAAATTTGGTGGGTCATACGCATAATCATGTGCACCCTGTGTTAAACGTATGGGAGGTTGCTCGTGACGCCACGCTAGAGTGCGCTCACACGCCTCTATAGCCGCGTCCCGCACATACTGCTCTACAACTACGTTAGGAGCGCCAGGGACGCTTGGAGCGAGCCTAGTGACTAATTCAGAAAACTTTCTATTAGGCATTATACAACGTCCTCCTCTTGTAGCCCGCCACGTTCAGGATCAGTAATCGCGCGGCTCTGAGCGGCAACGCCAAGTGCCTGAGTAAACGACTGCTGAAACAACTGCGCTCGATTAGAGTTAACGTGTTCGTTGTCCACAGACTCAGCGATAAACACTGTAGCGTCAATAACTACAGGAAAATAAGCGTCGGGGATTAGATCTACAGGCTGAGTACCAGTATAATCAGGCGGAGTCTTTGCATACTCACCTATTAACACCTGTCCTGCAGGAGCCTTCGGGTAGATAAAAAACTTATTAGGGTTACGAACGTGCCGCATAAAGTTTACAGCTGGGCCAGCTGCATCGTTCATCCATGTAGGGTATGCCTGATCTAGCGCTTCACGATTTGTTTCGATGATCCCGTTGCCGTTCTTTACAGAGTATATCTCTATAAGGCGGATAGAGTCAGACGGTGTAGATTGAACAACCTCGCCGTCTGTACATGTAATATCTCCGATGAAAGCAAAGAGATCAGGCCGCAACACAGCAATACGCTTGAGAGCCTGATTAGCAAACCCCAGCAATACAGCATCGCTGTAGCGAAATGGTGTGTTGGTATCTTGGATGATACGTCTAACCTCTAAGATTACATCGTCTAAGATCATTCAGGTAGTCCTCTTGATGCTTCTTCAGCCAGCTCTGCAGGGGTGTTATCAGGTGCCTCTGGCTCTTCAGTAGCTAAGTTTACCTTTGCAGGTCTGCCACGTTGCTTCTTAGGAATATGTTTCTCAGGGAACGCTTGCTCCTCAGTAACTTCCTCTGTCTTAGGATTTTCAGCTAGGATTGGATCCCACTCGTAAATTTCGCCGTCAACTTTGTTTTTTAACCATCTGGTCATTTCAGTCTCCTTATTTTTTCCAGCTAACGCGACTAGACGAGCTTTTTTTCCTCATTGCTGCCTTTGCCGCTGCAGTTTTACATTGCGCCATAGTAGGGCGGCACGCTGGATACCCCCTCTTACTATCACTTTTTGACCCACTTCGTCCACAAGGTTTGCCTGTTTTGCAGTCTACCCAGCCTTTGCCGTCGTTTTGGCTAAACCACTTTCGAAGCGATGCGCCTTTTTTACTTTTTCTTACGGCCACTCTTATTACCCCAGTTTGCTGCTCCAACCTTTCGGCATTTAGCCAAAGCCCCTGAGGCATAAGCCGAAGGCCAAACTTTATACCGCGCCTTTACTTTATAGTAACAAGCGTCTTTTTTAGACTTTGCTTTAGGAGCTGCCATGTTATCACCACTTCTTACAAGACCAATAACGTGCGGTCATCTTTGAGGGCGGTCTACTATCGCAGCCATGTCTTGCGCGGAAGTTTTTACGCCGCCCAGGTTGATTCTTTTTAATTTTCATATTGGCATCCCCGAACCGGATTATCTTTTCTTTACCGTTCTGACATGCCTTAACAACAAATTTTTTACCCCCAGAAACCTGACGTTTGGGTTTATTACAGGCCATTTTAGACTTATCAATTTTTGCCATTATGAACCTTCTGTATTTCAAATGTGGCTTTTAAGCTAGCACCTTTATGAGGTTTGTAACCTGCGGGTGGATTTTTCATTAGCTTATAGCCTTTACCAGCTTTCATCCAATGATAGCCTTTTGGTGCTTGAACTGCTTTTTTCGCCATAACTAACCCTCTGTAAGGAAGGGGGCCGAAGCCCCCTATCCAAGTTATGAACAATCTACCATGATTGCAGTAAGTGTCATAACTGCTGCGTCTGCGGCGTTAACAGTAGTAACGTCGATTGTATCAGCAGCTGTATAGTACTTACCTTGCTCGTAAGCAGCTGTGCCAGCAACAGGAAGATACGCTGCTGTGGCATTACCGTTTACGCCGTCGAGGAATCCGTCAGGATCATCGCCGTCACCAACGTCGATTGTCAGTGTTCCGCCCTCAGCAGTAGTAACATTCAAAGCCACGTTAGTGACTAGAGTGTTTGCTGGAACTTTAATAACTTCCAATACGTCGGTTGCAGCTAGAGCAGTAAGTCCTGCTGCTGCACGCTCAGTAGTGATTGTTGCAAAGTTTAGTGTTACAGATACAGCAGATACTTTGTTGATGCCTGCAGCAACGTGCGCGGCACCTGTACCCATGTTGTAACCTTTACCATCGTTATAAGTAGCCATGATCTAGCCCTCCTTATACAGTAACAATCATTGTGGCTAGAGCTTCAGGCTTAACGACTTTATAGCCGTAAACTTGAAGACCACGAATGATGTTGCCAAAAGTTGTTTCAGACCGGATGGTTTCCATGTTTGTCATCTGAGATGCAAATGTAAAGCCCATCTTATGACCACCGATTACGCTGAACTCACCGCCTGCAGTTTTCTTCAGGTTGTGGGAAACGTAAACAGTAAAGCGGTCGATCATGCCCAGACGGCCATTACGCAGCGGCGACTGATTGTCACCAGTAATGGATGCGTCTTTCAGGTCAGACTGCTTGATAAGGCCAGCCATCTTCGCAGGAATCACAAGGAAGCGATCCCCTTCTGGACAGTTAGCTTCGTCAAGAACTGTTCCCATGTCTACGATTTTATCAATGACATTGCTCTTTGTAAGAGCTTCGGGAGTACCTGCTACACCAAGATCAATGTTCCCAGAAATAGCGCCAGCTGTTGTGCCTTTGTTATTTGCGGATACATCTGGTAGTAGATCAGTCAAGACACGCTCGTCGATTTTGATCTTCATACGCTCAGAAGCGTCTTTAGACCACATATCCATCAAAGCGATGTCAGACTGAACCTGATCAACATCGTCTTCAACGCAAGCGAAGTACTCGCCTTTGTCGATTACGAGCTGCAGTTTAGCCTTGTCAGGGTTTTCGACTGCAAGAGTCTGGCCCTTAACGTAGGTTTGAATGGTGATCTCCGGAGTGGTACGGATGTTAACCGTGTCACCCATGTTACGAATTTCACCTTCGTAGTCAGTGTTAGAGATCGCAGACAGAACAGTCGCATCGTAGAAATTCTCGATGAGCTTGCCTGACCAGATCTCAGGAATAAAGTTGCCCGTGTAGTCCGGACGACCTGATGATACTGCAAAAGCCATGTTAGCCTCCTTTTAATTATGCAGTGACTATGCGACCTTCTCGCTGTGCAGCGAAAATGTCACGCTCTATTCGGCCACGTTCCTCTTCACGACCTTTGTACTTACCCTTACGAACAGCATCAAAGAACTGCTCGATGTCGGCGGGTGAATACGTCTGGCCTTCGGATGGCATAGTATTGGTGCCTGAGCGACCTCGCCCTGGCGATACCTGCTTCTCCAACTGTTCAGAAGGAACCTTCCGATTGGTTTGAGCAACACTTGGTGTACCGTTTGCCTCTTGCCAAGACTTAAAGAACTGCGCCACACGGTTAGAATCTAGGTTAGACTGTGCGTCTTCTAGATATGTCTGGCGAGAAATACCTGTAAGCGGGTCAATCTCTAACAACCAAGACTGAAAGTTTTGATCATTATTGATGTCATTCCACTCGGGTATTTTATTGGAAAGATCTGCCCAAAACTGCTGCGTTGCTGACTGAGCCTGTGCGTGCGAGATCTGATTCATCTGCGGTACCACGCTGGTCTGCATCTGCATTACTTGCTTCTCTAGCTGCGCTACACGAGCATTAGCTTGCGCCACTTCTTCTCGTGCTGCACGCCGCATAACATCAATAGAATCTCCATACTCCTGAACATCTTTGTCTGTGATCAATGGATCAGTAGACTCAGGCTGTGCAACGGGTTGGTTATTCAAAGTGCTAAGCAGTTGCTCCATTTGAGAAACACGGGATGTCAACTCACGATTCTCCGCTTTCATGCGGGGAACCTCTGCATTGTACATACCCTGCAGTGTTTTGTACTTCTGTTCCCAAGTATCTTTAGTTTCGGTGTCTGGTTGTCCTTGCTCCTCGGTTCCAGACTGAGGTGCTTGCTCTTCTGCACTGTCGGCTACAACCTCCTCTACAGGTGCCTCATTAGTATTAGCTTCAGCCTCGGGCGCATCGCCCTGTGCCTCAACCTCACCATTGAGTTCCTTATAAAGTTCTTGTACTGCCTCAGATTGCATCTGAACTTGCTTTGGTATTGCCATGTTGAACGCTCCTATCGGTGTGCGCAATTAACAGCTGTCATGATGACTTTGCCGCTATCTCAGGGGACTCGCTCACGAGCTTAGAAAGCTCTGACAGAACTTGACACCGCCCCTGTGCAAGTGTCGTATTCTGTGCGACGTTGGGTAGCTGCTCTAACTCGTGCATACGCCATTCCTGTAGCCATTTAGCTATCTCGGGATATTGGCGCACACTTGCGGCTAGTGCCTTAGTAACTTCAGGAGAGGGCCGGATCATCCTGCTCCTCCTGTGTCGCGGTTACTAACTGTGTTCGCATCTTGCCCACCTTTGGGGGTACCGTCAGGCTGCATCTCGGCTGGCTTACCTCCTGCTGCTTGTTCTGCTTGTTTAGCTTCAAGCTGCATTGTAGCTGCCATTCGATTCATGTAGCCTTCCTTCTCCCTAGATGGGATGATGTCGTCCACAGGCATTTGCAACCCTTTAGCCACTTCACGAAGAATCGCTGCACGGCCTTCTTTACCAACGATCTCCATGTCGATCTGATTGG